ACTTAGCGGCTTCTTCTTCGAGCGTCGGTTGTGCAACATCCTTTGAGGTATCTATAGATACAGATAGAGTCTCACCCATATAAAATTTTATCCTTCAGTAGGAGCAGCTTGTTCTTGATCAGGTTGTCCCTGATCTTCTCGTGCTGCCCTGTCAGAAATGCCCTTAACAATGTTAGGGCCAAGTTTACCTGCAAGATCACCACCCATCTGCATCAGTTGCTGTTGCATCTGCTGCTGTTGCATGGCTTGTATCTCTTGTTGAGATTTGACTAATCCGGCTGAGTCGATGCCAAGTGATGTGGCCACACGACTGATATAGTCGCCGGGGTTCATGAATTGCATTAATATCTCCGGGCCTAGAGGCTGGAGAGCTTGCAGTAATGACATGTATTTGTTTAAATCGTGTCCTCGTCCCAAAGCCTCAAGACCCGTGACGATTGCAGGCTTTACCACGCCCTTCGGCAGGGCAGGCAAACGCTTGGATCTTGTCATACGGTCCATCAAACGATTGACAAGAGGTAGCTGGAACTCCTGCGAAAGCACGGAGTAGACACCACCAAGTATCTGTTCAAGCTCAGCGGACATGAAGCGAATTTCTTCGGCAGTCACACGCTCAGCCTGACGCTGGACAGCGGAGTTCATTAAGAACGCCATAGCCAACCGTTCAGAAATCGTCTTAGCAGCTTCGTATGCGATGCGCATGTCCGATTGCTTCATTGACTGAAGCGAAGAAATATCATCTGCTTTACCAAGGATCACATCGCCGCTTTCAGCTTTGGTAACATCCTTAAGGCGAGTCAGGCCGTTAGGGTTAAGCATATAGACAACTTTGGCTGCTACTGCGCTAGCCTCAACGATGGACTTAGAGAGACCTTCAAGCGAGATAAGATCACCAAGGTATTCCTCGACATATGAGCGACCGTAGTCTTCACCGTCAACAGCATTCCAACGGAGTGCCATGAACGGAGGCTTATCGACAGGGAATCGACCTTCTGAACCGGGAACAACTTTACCGTTGATCTCCTGATACATCTTCCAGTGAACACGTTCGTCATCGTCATCACATCGATACCATCGAGTGTAGACTTTAACATTGCGTTCCAGTTCTTCGTTCTCGTTTTCGTCTGCGGAACTGTCATCCAACAGTTCTATTTCAGTTTGGGAAAGAGAGTAAGGGCTAACTTCGTCCTTTGCAATAACGTCAAGAACGTTGCCCAACACATCACGCTTCACGACATAATTGTCTAAGCGCCAGATGCGTATACCTTCCTTTGGGAGGTAGAGCAGGACATTGCCTGCAACAATCAAATGTTTTAGTGCGAGGAAGACTGGACTACGTAGACCAGAACCTTCAATTTCAGTTTGAACTGCTCGCTCAATTTTACTAAGACCCTCGTCAACAATCGCCTTCGATCCGGGCTGGCCGGTAAGCTCATCGCGAGTGAAATCATCGACAACTAAGCGGAAGAACGGACTGTTAGGTGGTAGTAACGAGAGCAATAATTTTGAAGCTAGGTTATTAACACCTCTAGCGCCAATGCCTTGCCACGGTGTGTAATAAATCGTGGACTTTGAATGTGCCTGCGGAGGCACAAGTGTAGGAATAGTCAGCTCGCTACATCTGCGAGCGCGATCCAAGAAAGTAAGGCGATCTGACTCTAAGGCTTCATAACGGGCTTCACAAGTCCGTTCGTTACCGTGCATGTCTATCCTTACATCGATGTCCCACCGCCGATACCAAGACCACTACCGCCAGCTCCTGCTGTTGAGGTAGAGCCTGTAATACCAAGGCCGGAGGTTCTATATTTCTTTGTGCCTACAGCACGCCTCTCCAAAGTTTCAGCCTGTCTAGGTGCAGAGGTCTGCGGAGTAGACTGCTCCAACACCGGAGGCGGTGCGGGAGGAGGCGGCGGTGGCGGTGGCGGGTCTGGGCTACTAAAGCACATCCTTTAAGTCTCCTAACATATTTTCTCGTTGTTGATCATAGACGAGCTTCAAGTGACGAACGACGCCAACTGCTCCTCTGTTCATCCAGATTTGACGTTCAGTTTCGTCCGGCTCTGGAGCCTTGTCGGGATAGAGCCGCTGGAGATAATCCAGCAGCCCATCCTCGATAAACGGTAGTTTCAATTCATCCATCTATACACCACACGAACCACCATGCCCGGTGATGTCGCAAATGTCGTGGGTCTGAACAGCTTCTTCAAACTCTTCTCCTAGCGCATCTTTTGCATCAGCGTAAGGAACAGCAGTAAGAGGCTGACCGCCACGAGAACCATCAGGATAGCAGGTAAAACCACGAAGACGGTGAGCATAGCGAGCAAGAGTATCAGCGAATCCCGAAACAGTGTCAGGGTTGTTGAGCTTGCTGCCCCAAGCCGGTAGATTGATTGTCGAGCTAATAGACTGATCGACATAATCCTGAATGTCAGCTTGGAATTTAATGCGTCGTTC